GGTATGAATAAATATAATTTAGTTATATTAGATGGATGTGGAAATAAATTATGGAAATTATTGGATGAGAATTTAAAGATTAATTATAAAGCAGTTTACGATTTTGATGTGTTGAATAATAAAAAACATAATGTTCATTCAATGAACACAGTAAATTTTATCATGAGGCAATCAAAAAATGATAAATTTAAAAAATTAAAAGATGTTGAAATCACAATTAATGATATTATTAATAAAAAAGATATGATAAAAAATAAAAGACTGATACATGTACGAATTCTTTTCATGATTATAAATGAATATATATTATTAGAAAAGGAAAGTGAATTCGATATTAGTTTACTATTTAATAATAATATTCAGATTCTTCATGGTAGCGATAATAAATATAGAAAAATTATCGAGCAGTATTTCTGCAAAATGGAACAAGAGAAAAATAAATATAAATCGATACATGCAATAAAGTTTACACTATTGTTCGAAGAAATTTATGATAAAATTCGAAATGAATATGATTATACAAAAGAACCTGATTTTGATTCAAAATATGAATTGAGTGATATATATGAACCAATAATTAAAGAAAAATTATTGTCGGGTGGAAAAATTGTTGATTATGATACGCCCGATGATATTATTGAAGAAGAAATAAAATGCGGTAAGTATTTTATATGGAATTCAACAATAAAAGATTTAGAGGGAATAGGTAAAAAAATATTTAATAATAATTTTATAAAAGAAAATTGGTATAAAAAATCAAAAAAAGAAATAAGACGCGCAATTACAGAAAATAAAAATATTGACGAAATAAAATTATTGATTTCATTTTTAGAGGAAAAAGAAATCAATAATGATATAAATACCAATGTGAAAACAGAAACAACGAGTATAATATTGTTAGATAATAAAATGACAAACGCGAACACTACAAAGTATAATATATCATCAATCAGTGATATATCTGATAATAATTCCATAGATAGTATTCATATTGATGATATTGATGAAGTTAATAAACCACAAGAAACGAAATTATTTGATGCTGATTGTATAGATAATAATAATATTTTAAAAACACTTACTGTCAATATTCCGAGCGATGTGGTTCATGAATCTACTGCTTTCAACAAACTTGAAAAAACAAAAAAAAGAGAAAAAAAGTGTAAGAATAATAAAAAAACAAATTAGAATTTATATAGTTGTAATACATCAAATCGGAACAAAAAATAACCAAATAAAATAGTTTATTGATAAACACCACTGAATAAGATCAAACCAGATTTATGAATAATGTGGTAAGAAAATGGGTGATCAGCGACAAAGTCATATATTTTCTTAGGAGGTAAGCGAGCAGATTGCAGACAAAATCCTACAATTGCAGTTGCCGCGGCAGCTTCCGTTCCATCCTCATGAACGATGATTTTACATTTTTGTTTAATAACTGATACAGCTTGTTCATCAAATCTAGGAATCATATCATCAGCATGCATATATTTGAACAATTGTTTTATTCCGTTCTGTTTTAAAAACGGAATCAAATCAAGTTCTGTTTCTTGTTCGAACTTTGGTAATTCGACATTCGTACAACACCATTGCATGCTACCTAATAATGTGGAGATCTTTTCATGATTGAAAACAGGTGGAGTTTTATTTTTATCATTATTGAGAACAACAACCATACTAATATTATTGTTTGTATATGGCAGATCAACAGCTTGGTATTCGTCATTTTCAAAATATTTAAAATATTCTGCACTATGTCTCATCATCGAAACAGTAGATGGCGCACCTTGTCTAAGTCCGTAAAATGGTTTCGATCTTGTCCAATATTTGTCAAATTTAGTTGACCACTCAGATTTAAAATAAATGGTATTCAACAAAACTAAAAATGTCTTTTCATCAAGATCCGATTCTGACAACATATTTTTAATTAACCCATTTGTATTGTTACTAACCATATCATTTACTTTATTGACCAACGTATTAATTTCATCTTGATTAAAGTAAAAATGTTCGCCCAATTGTTTGACTTTACGCAAATATGTTTCCATGACTGGAATTTCTTGTTTTGTCATTATAACATTACTCGTTTTGACAAATCCCGATTTGTTCAAAACATCCGTGACTTCTACAATTTTTGTAAATAGTTCATTTTTATCACTAATCGATAAGTTTGATGTAATTTCGTTCAATGTTTCATTAGTCAAACCAATCAGTAGCATAGAAAGAGCCGAAATTAAACTGAAAGACGAAAATACTGTACCATCGCTTTCTGAATCTATGGTGAGCATCATTTTTTCTTGTAAATTGTTGTTGGTAACATGTGGTTCAGAACTATTCAATTCGTGTTGTTTATTCAAAGTTTGTTTTTGTTGAAAGTGTTCATCGATTGTTATAGAATTCGATTTCTTGCCAAATAGAGAGCCAAATGAATATGACATAATGTATTAAAAATAAAAAGTTAGGTCGGAATAAAGATTATTATAGTAAATTATTATTAATTACTGTAGAATATATAATTTTCATCTTTTTATTGGCAATCCAAATATCTGCTAAAATTTCATAGGATTTTGTTCATTGTATTAATTAATAAAATAAATATAAAAAAATATAATATGCATTTTAATTGAATACATCTATAACACACAGATTACTAAATACAAATTTGCACAAATTATAAAAATCAATGTCCATTTGTTCTATATGATCACAATTTTTACAACAACAACCAATATTATAATATGCATGAAGTATAAGTCTAACAAATAACAAAAAATTCAATGGATAAATATTTGTATTGGTATGTTGGTTCACATAATTTGGTATATAATATATTTTATCATTATCAATTTCATAATTGTCTGACAAATTAGGATTTTTCATATCTAATTTTCCGGATAAAATAGTATTTAAATTGTCAACATTATTAAATATCATATTGATGATCTTTTCTTTGATACAGGAATTGATATGTAATTTGTTAATTTTATCTGTGACATAAATAAAAATAAATATTATGTCTGTTGTGAATTTGACATAATATTTTGGCATGTATGTTGGTGATCTTAAAGCTCTATTAAAACATACCGGTTGATTTCCTACTTTTAAACTTTTTATAACATCTTGACTAACCCAGTTGGCTATTTTATAAAAATATGGTATTGTATTGGTACCAGGTAAAGGAACTACTGATGGTAAATAAAAATTTATACCATCAAACACAGTAGTATCATATGGATAAATAAATGTTATACCAGGTGGTAATGGATTTGGATTATTAATTACATGTTCACCCATGTACCAATATAAATTATCCTGCAAAACATAATCAACGAAATTTACATAAAATTGTTCTTTGATTTGCTCACAATTGAGTTCGTTAGATTTAGAATTATTGCAGTTATTACAGTTATTACAGTTATTACAGTTATTACAGTTATTACACATTATATATAATGTATTGATTAAATATTTTTATACAAGTATACAAAAACAACATTGTAAATCATATAAATCATAGAATTATGACTAATGTTATTACCACAAAAGACTAATTGAAAAAAATTGAAACCAATAATACTTGTCAAACTATAATCAATAATTTGAATAAATTTTTTTAATACACAGTTTTATTTAAAATAATAGATGTCTTATTTTAAAAACATAACATACATTGTATTTGTATTTTTATTTTTATTTTTATTGTGTGTAATCGCTTGTAGTTCCCAGGAAGAATTAAATCCAAACTGTGAAACAATAGGACAGACCGATTTCTGTTATTGTAATAATGATACAGCATGTTCCAATGAACAAATTTCGTGTTTGTATAGGCCATGTAGGATTTTTTGTAATGGTGAAAACTCGTGTCAAAATTTAACCGTTTATGTGGAAGAACATATTGGTTTCGTGTTAGGTTGTAATGGATTGAATGCATGCCTTAACATTTGGGTTTTAGGTCCAATGTTTGATAATAATCCTTGTCCAAATCCTAATTCAACAGAACCTACATCGACAGCGACACCAACACAAGTTGTTCCAACAGAACCAACAGAACCAACTGACAGATTATCGAGTGATGTAATTGTAGGACTTTTTGCTGGTATTTGCGGTATTATACTAATGTTGATTGCTAGTGTATTTATCTACAAAAATTATTTTGTAAATAAACGTACAACCGATAGGATTAGAATGATTTAATACACAATAATTCATCAAATCTTATGAAAAAATATAAAGAAAATCCAATTAAAATAAGACGACAATTAATGTTGGAAGATAATATTGATATATTCCGTTTAATAGTATTTACGTCCGATGACTATTTTGAATTGGATAATAACACTGAAAATGCAAAGGGTTTAAAATTTTTAAAAATAGTCAAACAATTACCATTAGAATTACAAATGGTGATAATACACAGAATGTCATACTCAGGAATGAATAATATATCAGGAAAGTTATTTAATGATAATTTAAAAGAATTTATAAAAAAATATGTTTAATATTGATTTATTTGGGTTTAGCGGGATGTTCTAATTGGCCATAATTAATATCTAATTTTTTTGTTTTTATCATGAGCCAATATGCTTGAATCATTTCTGACACCGCTTGTTGGTCACTGACATTTGGGAATGTATTAATATACAATTGTAATTGTGCGGGATCTTGATTTAATATAGCTATTGCCTGTTCTGTACTCAAAACTTTATTTGATAATGTAACTAAATCAGATATGACAGTTCGTATATTTTTATTATTATTTGCTTGAGTAACACAAGTATTTATTAAATCAGCATATTTTGAGGGTAACGGGAGAGCTTTTGTAGCTGGCACAACTTCGGTATTGAACATTAAAACATATCTCCAGAAATCTGCATACATAATACAAAGTGGTAAATAATTATCTGGATTAGGAATTTCGTTATATAATTGTGGGTCATTGTATTCTGCGACATGTACTGTTCCAATGAATGCATGAAGCTCATATCTAAAGGCAGGTCCACCAATCGAAGAACGCATAATTTTTACGGGTGTATTACCTAACAATGGATAGTTATTTTCGTTGAAAGACATGTAATATAGAATACCGTCAGTTTCGGAACTTTTGTTTGGTGAAATTCGAGTAGGCATTAAAATGGGCAACGATATTATAATAACTCTAGGATCAATATATCCTGGATCATTTCTTTTTCTTTTATTAGTCGTTTGTGGAGATGGATTTGTCGGCATTATATATATATACCAATCATAAATAAAATCATTGAGGGTGTGAGAGATATTTTAGTTGTGATTCCCATCTTTTAACATTTTGATTGATTACAATTAAATATATTTCAACATCCATATATACTACAATCTGTATATCCACACCAATAGCATCCTTTATTTTCAAAATGTAATGAAGTATGTTTATAACAATTTAAATGACGTTTATTTGAATCATCATGTGATAATCCTGTTGAACACGTACAAATGCCACGCTTTTTATATAAATCACTATCTTTAATTTGTGATTTTGCGATTATATCTCCAATAATTTGTTCCCGCGTCATATTGTAATAGATATCACCCTCACTGTTAGCAATTTGTTTTTTCAAATCATTAATTTTATTCCTGATAGTGATTTTTTTATTTTCAATTTGTTCTAATTCTTGCGTTACGAGCATATATTCTGTTTCTAGTTGTTTGAGTAATAATTTATTATCATCCAACATTTTTTTTTCTTTATGATTACTTTTTTATTTAAAATCATTCTTATGTTATAAAAATATTTTTCAATTTTTTATTAATTTTTATTTAGGATGTTAAATAAATATAGCTAATTTATTAGACAAATATCGAATAATATAACGAAAAATATGTTGATCTCAATATATTACTGATATCAACATACTATTTAATTATACTGATCAATATCGCGGGCTATTTTTTATATTAAAAATTGATATAATAAATTGACTGGATATTATCATATAAAAAAATAGAGTCAATTACATATAGTCATTTAGTTTGAAATAATATTTTTTAATTGCTGTTTTCACAAAATGGAACGGTTGATGGATAATAATCTAGATATTTTAGGTGTGATTCCCATCTTTACAGAGGCAATAATTAAAGATCTTTACCTTACAGCTGATTACATAGCTGGCAGACCAAAATTCGATATTAATACTCAAGATATTTGGGGACGAACTATTTTACATAGAGTGGCACATTTATCTCAAATTAAAAATCTTGAATATTTAAAAAAATTTCAAGATTTAAATCCAAACGTTGTGGACAATGATGGAATTACGGCATTTATGATGGCTTTGAGAAAAGGTTGTTTAGAATCAGCATGTTGTATAAAAATAATGAAAGGATTTGATTACGATATTAATATTAATAACAATATTCTTGACCTTGATTTTATTGTGCATAATAAAAACATAGAAATTGTCAAATACTTAGAAGGATTAAAAAGATTAAATGTCAATAAATTAGATAACCAAGGACATACGCCATTTATAATTGCTTTAATAGATGGTAATTTTGAACTTGCACAATATATTTCAACAATGAAAAATTTTGATCCAAACGCCATGAACACATCAGGTGAATCACAACTCATGATTTGTTGTAAAAAAAAATATATATCAGGCGTTAAAATATTATTGTCGCATAAGGATTTCAACACATTAAATATACCGGATGTAGATGGAAATTTGCCTATTAAAATTATATTAACACAAAAATTAAGTTCTTTCTGGTGGTTAAATTTAAGTTTTAATAAACCACCAAGTGATTCTTGCACAATAGAAATATTAAAAGAACTGTTAAAACAACCTAATATTATTATTCCGAATGATATTCAATATTGCAATAATCCTAATGCTCGTGACAAAGAAATGATGCAGATTATTAAAGAATATAAAACCGATCCAATAACAACACGCCATCGTTTGAAATTGGACAAAAAATTAGATATCTATCGTTTAGTTGTGTTAACAGCGGACGGATATTTTGATATTAACTCAGAAAATGATGATCTGACACGATTCATGAATATTTCTATAAAATTACCGAATGATTTACAAATGTTATTAATTAATCGAATGGCAAATTCACCAAAGGATATTATAAATAGTAAAATCTTTCATTATGAAATTAACTCATTTATAAACAAATACACACATATGAAACAAGAAATAGCAAACGACATCATAGTTCCGATTGGTACCGGTAAAACATATTTTTTAGGACATTTTATTAACCTATTTGATACCTATATTGATTTACAGATGTATGAGAAAAATAAAATACATCGTATTAATCTGGAATTGTTTGAGGAATATTTAAAACGTAAACAAATGAGTGCCATAATATTGAGAAAACAAAAAGAACAAAAAAAAAAGGAATATGAATATAAAAATTATTCGGATAGAAAGAGACCTTTTAATAAATTCATGATTAAAAATATGTATATTAACAATTCTGGCCACAAAAAAGGCAGTAGGTAACCATATTATGTATTAGTTTATATCTTCAAATAATAAATCTAAAACATATTTTATAAAAATTGAAATAAAATGTATATAACCACAACATATTAAAAAAGAGATGTACGAACAATAAAATAAAATCGATATGGTCAAAACTAGATCACAAGCGAAATCGAATATTAAATCGAATATGAAATCAAGAAGTGTTAAGAAAAAAATTTCAAAAAAAAGTCCGTCAGGATATTTCAACACATTTTTCCAATGGACGCAAGGTGATAACAAATTATTTTGTGAGAAGAGTGTTAATCGAATTAAAAGATCTGATTTAATAGGAGAAGATCCAGAACTTTATAAATCGATGAAAAGAAGATGTTTTTACATTTCTAAAGATAATAAAAAAAATAAATGGCTCTATGATTACATAACACAAATAGTAAAAAATTTAAATGATGAAGTTTGGGGGTTTGATATTAATGATCTTGATTATGTTAGTTACATTAAATATTACGGATCCGATAAAGGAGAAATAGGTTGGCACATGGACGTTGGAAGAAGTGGTAAAATGAATTTTACAAAAAATAAGATAACATGTATTGTTCAATTATCTGATCCAGAAGATTATAAAGGAGGTGAGCTACAACTATTCGGTATTGATGGAATCACAAAAATCCCTAAAGCAAAAGGAAATACCGTTATATTTCCTTCTTATTTCATGCATCGTGTAACTCCTGTAACAAAAGGTTTAAGAGAGGTTATTACAGCGATTTTCAGAGGTAACGAAAGTTTTAAATAAAAACAAATATAAATCAATTATTTAATTCAAAAATTTTTGTAATAAAACTTCTTCGCTGATGTGTTTATTATAGATGTTATAAAATAGATGCATTATAACTTCTGCTGTCAAAAATGTATTTTCTTTAAATTTATTGATAAGTTCATCACTTAATTGTTTTCCGTATAAATCTTTATATATTTGTTCTAATTGATATTTGTCACATTTCTTGATATCAATACTAATGTCCATTCTACCTGGTCTTATTAAAGCAGGATCCAATATTTCTCTGTGGTTTGATGTCATTATAAAAATTATATCCTCTGGTGATATGGTTCCGTCTAATACATTCAACAAATAGGACAAAGAAAGTTTATCATCAATCATAATATTTGTAATATTTGTATTTGTATTTGTATTTGTATTTGTATTTGTATTTGTTATTTGATTGTTATTTCTGGTTTTTACAATGTCTGTCATACAATCAATATCCTCAAAAATAATAACACCGCCTTTTTGCGAAGTTGTTTTAATGAAGTTAATACACATGCCAAGTTCATTATTTGTTTTTATTTTACCTAAATCGACGTAATAGATGTCTTTGTTTAAATATGTTCCTATAGCCAATATTGTAGACGACTTTCCACATCCTGGTTCTCCGCTTAATATCATACCACCTTTATAACAAATACCATATTTTTCATATAGATCGCGCCCATTTTTGAAATTAGATAAATATCCTTCCAGACAATCTTTATCGGTTTTTGACAAGTAGAGATATTTGAGATCCTTATTACTTGTTTTCATATGAACACAATTAATTTCTGGAGTCATAACAGGCTCTTCGATATATTTTTCAGGTTGAAATTTAAATCCCATCCGAAATTTACCAAATTTTTTTTTATTCATTTGATCTGATTTATCCATCTTATCTGCTTTATCTACCTTATCCGGTTTGTCTAATTTATCTACTTGTTTATTTTGATCTACTTGTATTATGCTATCAGGTTGTTTATTTTGATTTATTTGTTCTGGCTCATCATCTTCATCCATGTATTGACCAAACTGTTCTTCCCATTTTATCCATTCGGGATTTTCTATTTTTTTGTAAGCCATGGTATATTTGATTCCTAATTGGTAGATGGAGACTTTATTATTATTTTTATTCGAATGGCTTTGGTTATAATATTCTGAAATGATGTCATTCATAAACTTTTTCGAATATTTAAATATTTCTTCCTTTGTCAAATTGGCGCTATTGAAATTCACGTGTATAGCGGGAACGTTCATATACACTTCTTCAAATGTTTTGTCATGCTTTGTAACCCATGCGTTAATTGCATCCAAGTCTGTTTTACTGTAAAATGTTTGAAATGTATCATAGTTTTTTTTCATACTTTCAAAAAATCCATCCATTGTTTCCTTTTTTTCTAAATATGAGAAACCACATGGAGCCGTTAACTTATATTTGATTCCATTAAAACAGAAGGGACCCCGAGCCATTTGAAATTCATACAATTTTTTAAAAAGATCTGAATTTTGTTTATTGTAAATGTAAACTAGAGCTGGAATGAAATATCCACCATATAAATTATTTGGATCACAATTTCTAGACCCGTGACCGGGAGTCACAAACGTAAAAGCTGGAAAGCGACTTACGGGTAATTCTATTATAGTCATTTTAGTATGAAAATCACTATATGAAATGTTTTCGACATCGGATTCTTTCTTTTTGATTTGAAAATCTTTAAAGGTTTCTATTTTGTCATCTGATTCACAAATTAGTGCGGTTTCAACATTTTGTGAAATTTTTATATTTGGTATTTTGCTTAAATCCGTAGAATTAATAGTAATGACTTCCGGTAATACATATTTCTCGGTTGTTTTATATTTGTCGCTAGCCAATCTTTCATAAGAGTTCAAACTAAAATATTTTTTATTATTTAACAAAAAATATCCTAACGCCATTAAATCCACTTTATTTAAACAATTGATTGAAACCAAAACGAAATTGTCAATATGTTTTGCTTGAATAATTTGCCCAGTTTGCATAGCAAGCGTTTTCATTTGTTTTTTCGTAAAAAATTTCAAAATATATTGATATAAATCGTTAGATATAAAACTGAGTACGTAATCACTTATTTGAACTATTTTTTTTCTTCCTACTTCGGCTGCTTTATCGTTTAAATATTTAAATAAATCCTTAATTTTATCGAGAGAAAGATACAAATAAAAATTAAATACTGTTAATAGACTTAGCCCTTCGAATCCATGTTCCATTAAATATCTAAATAGTATATCGATATAATTTCCGCCGTATGCCATCCCACCACCTCCCATGTAGGGATTATATGGATTATTAAAATTATTATATGCTGTATTATTTAAAAATGTATTCATATGTTTACTCAAAAATGTATTTTAAATTAATGGGGTTATAAATAAATAAGTTAATTAATCAATTTTTATTGGGATTATCTAAAATACAAAAATTCAGATTCACACCAGACAGATTGATTAATTCGATGTGTTAATTAAAATATTTAAGAAGATTTTTAGGCTATAACGCAAACAATTTATTTCAGGCCTTGATATACACATTATAGATCTTTATACATCTTTATTCATCATCAAACGGTTAATCATAATGTGAAAATCCAGGCCTTATATCATTTACGGATTTAAAACAAAAGTAATTGAATTGATCGTAAATCGTTCATATGAATAAAAAAATATTTAAATACAAATTGTCATGTCAATATTGTCATCTATATGGAAAATGTCAGATGATTCATTATTTGAACATACTTCTTGCTCATTTTCTGGATCATCATTATATTTACGAATAGTTTGCGGCAGTACTTTACCTATAATTACATCATTGTCATCGATAACAGTTTCTTCTGGGGTAAAACCATTCTCATTAATTTTATCATATAAACTATCTGTTATATTAGCGATCTTTGTTGGATCTGGCTTTACGAATACATCAACTTGAGATGTTGACTTACTTTTTCTAATTATTGATGCATATTTGCGAACAGCCAATGATTTAAATATGCCTCTTTCAATAGATGACTTACTAAATATTAAACTATCTTCTTGATTCATTTTTTGTGAAAATTTATTTATATTTTGCGACATGACTTTTGGAAAATAACTTCAACTTTTCAATAAATAAAACAAATATTTAACAATTATTATAATTAGTTGGATGATTTGGATTTTCCAAACAAATTGCCTGAACACATTGATACTCACCATCTTTAGCAGAATATGTTGGAGCACCAATTGGCACATAACAATCTAAAACGTATTCTGTCATTTTTTTTCGAATTCGCCTACATTGACTCGAATTAGTGTTGTGACTCAACTAGCTGCGTATTTTGGAGGATTTGGGAGGGATCATTTATTGTATTGTATTTCACTATATTTAGTCAATTAATATAATAAGATAATCTGTTTAAAATTAAAATTTCATTTTTATTAATCGAGCCACGATGAAACTGCAAAGTCTATAATACATACCATTTTACACCTTCAAATGACTATTCACATTATGTAAATACAGGCTTGAAATCATATACAATCTCATCCAACTAAATAAATATATTTTACTGAATGATTAAAAATTGAATAAAATAATTATTGACAATCATTAGATTTGGTTTAGAACTAATAAATATACAATTCCAAACAGTTATAAATAATGTGGAAAAATCCTTATGTGTCTGAACCATATATCGTTTCATCTAATTTTAACGGAAGCGATGAACATCATTATGCCTTCAACTTATTTTCAAATAAAATAGATAAAACTGAATGGAAAAAGAAAATTGCTGAAAATATGAATGGAGCTATGAAAGAAAGAAATGATGAATTTGGCAAAAGTAAAGAATACAAAGTTGCATTTGAAGTATGGGAAGAATCGGTAAAAAAATATCTAGAAAAATATTCAGAATATTTAAATAGTCAAATGTGTATTGACGCAATGGCAGAATTTGTTAAAAAACATTCTTCGATTAGTAATTGGGAAAGTTATCCTGATTCATTTCAAACTCAACAAAAATGGGGTTTGAAAAATAGAGATCAGAACGATTTTGAACAAAATAAGAAAAAAATCAATGATTTATTGAAATAATTTATAAAATTAATTTTATCTATTAAATTAGGTTTTACATACCGAACATCAACCATGATGTATCAACACTACTATCTGTATCTGTATCTGTATCTGTATTTGAATCTGTATCTGTATCTGTATCAGTATCACAACGTTTTCTTTTTAAAGTTGTTGAATAATGACTAAATAAATTTCTTAAATTGAATACATCACCAAAACATAATCCATTATTAAAGTCTAAATTATCTTTTGGTGTTTTTTTTTTATTATTTATGACATCAAGATTAATTTTTTTATCAAGAATATTTATAATCGCATCGTAATTACCATACAAACATATTAGATGAATCAAATAGCTATCATCATATGTTTTGTAGTTATCGTTTAAATTATCAATTAAAAATTTAGTAAAATATTCGTTTGAAAATAAGGATGTCAGTCTGTTAGTATATTTTATAGTTTTGTATTTGATTTCGATACAGATATGTGCATGTTCAATGAGTTTCATATATGTATCTATGTGATTTTTGTCTAATTTTTTGTCAGTAATCAATTGAGTTAGTACATCATAACTACAAGTTTTCATGTTTGTTTGTTATATTTTATATTTAACGTGAATTACCATAATTTATATTATCTTCAATTTTTATTTATACTATTATTCAATTAATAAAACAAATATTTACAATTATAACCAGTAATAAGTTGATTTCAATACAAAACAAATATCAATTAATGATTATGATTTTGCATATATCGGTCTCAATTTATTTATTTCATTATACTAATCAATATTCGGGGTGTTTTAAGGCGATGCCGTGAAATAGTTTAAAAAAATTGATTTATATAATAATAATTCTATATGAATCTAAGTAAAATAATTACAACATATTATAAAATGCACAAATTATTGCAAGCATGTAAAGATGGAGATATCCAATATGTAAAAAATAATATATCACCAGAAAATGTAAATACAGCTGATGAATATAAAATGACATTATTTGCATTTGCTTGTGATAGCGGACATACAGAAATAGTAGAATTAATATTACAGACTGCTGGATTTACTGGTTTGAATGATTATGATTGTGGTTATGATAGAAATGCACCTTTTATAATGGCTGCATTAGGAGGTTACATTGATATAGTGAAATTATTTTTGAAAACTCCTGGTTTTGATCTGTTGAATATGGTCAATTACGACGGTAATACGGCATTTATGGAAGCTTGTAGAATGGGTCATATAGAAATTGCAAAATTATTACTTAATACACCTGGATTTTCTGTATTAAATATAAAAACATTTCGACGTGGTAGAACAGCTTTAATATGGGCATGTGAATATGGACGACAAAAAATAGTTAAAATGTTATTAGAAGCTGAAGGATTTAATAGTTTGAATGAAAAAAATCATCGAGAGGAATCAGCATTAGATTTAGCATGTGAATATGGTTATATTGAAATAGTTGAATTACTCATGATACAACCCAATATCATAGTTCCCACTGATGTGAAAGAAGATTCGCGCTGGGTTGATAAAACCGACAAGGATATAAAAGACAAGGAAAAAGTTAAAATACTTATCGGGTCATACAATAAAAATCCTCAGAAAACGGTAAGAGAATTGATTGTTAAAAAAAACCTTGATATTTATCGATTGATTGTATTCTATTGTGACGGATATTTTGTCATTAATGAGACTACTGATATAAATACAAAAAACAAAAGATTTTTTGAGATTATTAAAAAATTACCACTTGAACTACAAGCACTCTTGATACATAGATTATCAGGATCGACAAAAAATGTAATCACAGGTATAATGTTCGATGAAAATATAATTAATTTTATCGAAAAATATTTGTAATTAAAAACTAAGATAAAAAACCAAAACTACATCAATCTATACCTTTTAAATAAAATCCTTAAGTATAAAAATAATAATTAAAACGCATCTCTAAAGTCTTGAAAATCATATTATATATCAATGAACATCGTCAATTGATTAAGCATAATATGCATAATAGACTTGAACACATAAGTTATAACAATAATTTTAAATATTTATTGTGTATGTATTTATATATAGATATATATGACAATATATGATCACATTGACAAATTATTCAAAAAATTACATATCAAAAATAGGGATGAAATAATAACAAAAATGATGTGCGAAGATTTTGAGCAATGCAAACAATTGATATCTTATGAAAATAAATTTGAACAATTCGGTGGAGGAAAAAAAATAAAATATAAATTTGAGGGATATACATTTATTATATATGAGAGTGAATCGTCAAATAAGGTAATTTTTAATATAAACAATAATTCTGTTGAGGATACCCTTGCTGAGAACGAATCTGAAGATTCAATTAAAAGGGTTATTATAACATCTAACAATGTTATAAATACGATCGAAGTATGTATAAATTTAATTATATTAAAAAAAGAGAAATTTACATATATACAAAATATATCTACATTCGATAAATGTACGTTAGAAGGTATGCCCAAAACAAAAGGTGGATCGCTTTTGTTACGGTTATGTATAAAATTCATAAAGGAATTAAAAAATAAATATGATTTGACGCATATACAACTAAAAGATAATAGTTTCATATATTGTAAACAGAGTAAAACCACAATAGATTTTGATTCATTCTACATGTTAACGCACGGTAACACATGGTATGGAAAATATGGATTTGTTCCATACGATCCAGAACAAGAAACGCTAGATATCGATAAATTAGTGAGTTATAAATTAAATCAGAAATTAGTAAATATAGTGAAAGTGGGATGTATAAATATTCGTCCATTGATTGAAAAAGCAGTTACAAAATTTAAATTAGATAATGTGTTTACGTATAATTTTATAAATAAAATGATGAAAAAATATGAAGATAAACCACTACAATTTTTTATGAATGATTTGGTAAAAGAATATGACCACACATGTGGAATTTTCAACGAGATATATAAAAATGTTATGGAACAAGCAGGGATGATTAATTTACACGGAAATACTTATTATTTACCATTAAATTAGACTGTTCTTTTTTCTTTATTATCTTTATTATCTTTGTGTGTAGTTTGTTTGCTAAAACGGTTTGAGACAGAAGTCCACATTCTGACGAGTGGTGTTGTTAAATAGTCATACAGTTCCATGCCGTAAACAAGAATCGCGATCTCGGGGGAGAATTGTGGTGGATGAGTCATTTTAATTTAATTCTATAAATTTAATATGATACAAAATAAATTAAAAAAGTAATTACATCGATTATTAAAATCAATTTTTTAATTAACAAATAAATTTTTTTATAAATTCTTTTAAACCGCAACCAAAAGCCTTTCCATTAATGTTATTCATTGACGAATTAACCATTGCATATACTATTTTCATTTGTAACTCCATAGGTAATCGCCTCACAATATTAAAGAATTGTGCAGCTTTTTTATTTTGTGCATTATTTGTAAGTTCAAGAAAACCATCACATAAAAATACAATCAAACGAAAAACATTCAAATATTCACCTAAAATAAGTTGTTGCCTTGTCCCAATTGGATTACTTTTGTATTGTTTAATTATTTTTTTAATTTTATTTTTGTTTTCATGTGAGTAATAAAGATCAACATCACCAGATATATCAATATCCTTCCGCTTTAATAATTCTTTTACGATATCAATGTTACCCTTTACACGGGCCCACATGAATGGAGTTTTTCCACCAAAACTTTTATCGTTCAATGTTGTTAAATTATCGAACGTCAATAGATGTATAACAGTATTAGTATGATCATGACCACAAGCAACTAACAATGGTGTATTTCCGTTTTCGTCTTTATCATTTAATGATGTAAATTCTGGTATCCCTGTTAAATATTTGACAATATCGTAGTATCCGTAATAACACGCTAAATAGAATAGTGTACATTGGTAATCATTTTTATCATTTATTTTACTGAAACCATTTTCAGTAAAATATTTTTTAATTAATTCAAGATCCCAATTATTAGAAAGCTCGTGATAATCATACATAATTATGATATTGATACTGATATTAATTTGGACTAATTTTTGTAGTGCATTATATTTCAATTTTTAATTTATGAATCTCAATGAAATTTTATATTGGGGAATATCTTTTCAAATCTTTTAATGAATCTATTTTTTGAAAACGTGGTTATTTCTGGAGATGTTAAATAAACAAATCTGTCTGGTTCATCGTGATATGTAAAGTGAGGAAACAAACTGTTTTGAACATCTATCAAATTAAACTTATCATATATACCGTCATATTTGAACTCTTCATGTAGTTCATTTATTGAATAACTATCTGTATTAACTTCAATGTAATTAGATACATTGGCATATCCATATTTTATATCATTGTTATTGGCGAAACTATCATTATAATCATCATTATCTTTAATTTTTTCATTATAAACTTTTATTAATAGTTTGTAACATAGCTTGTGAAAGACAAAATAATCATCGTCACCGTGGTATATATCATGCGTATCATCTTTGCACACATTGCACTTTAATCTTCCGAGCAATCCGACACCGACTTCACAATCGTGCATTTCATTGGTTAATTTGTTCATTGCGCATCCTTGATCTGAAATTATCCATTCGTAATCTTTTTTATTTAATGGTTTTGTGTAATATCTAGAAGGATAATCTTGTATAGGTAATAAACAAATACGACAAAAAGCGTGCCCGTAACACCCCATTATTTTATGTTTTATTTTATTATAATAATTATATGTATTCTTTTAAACTGTTGTAAATTCCGTGAAATACAATAAAACAAATAAATAAAATAAAATAAAGCTATTTGATCAATGTCATTTTGCGGACCAATTTCTGACAGTGCTTTCATCGAGGCACACTCCATACTTCTTGGACCAACGAAGGATCGCTGCATTTCCATCCCTGGAGATAAATACCTCCCTTCGCCCGATCGCTTCCAACCATTCGACATCTACTTCAACCGAATCACCACACATCCCTCTGTAGTACTCCATGAGTTCCTGGTCGTTGCGAAGACCGCTGATCAATTGTCCAATAGTAGCTGACATTATTTGTCTCTGAAATGAAACAAAAGTAGTATAAAGTGTGAATCGGAATGAATACTTCAATATGATGAATTATTCAATATTTTGTAAGTAAAAATTTATAAATATAAATTGCTGACATTTCGATATATATAAATATTTATGAAATAATTGTTTTGATATTTGTGTTTTTAATTAGAAAGAATCAATATAGATATTAAATCAATTTTTTATTGACGAAACAAATATTGAATATGTATTACAGTTTGATTCTAGCACAACCATCTCGGACATTAATTATTTCTTTATTATCATTTGAAAAATACTTATTGATACATATATTACCATAATTATTTAAAATCCAACTCATTGAGTGATTACTTTTCAATTTTTTGCGTTCCAAATATATAATTATTTTTATGTATAAT